ACGGATCACCGGATATGTCAACGTGACAGAGAAGAAAAGCCGGCCGGTGATTACGCCGCGGGGCAAGGTGATCGAGGAGATCGAGCCCCGCGCCTTTGCGGAAGCGATCAGCCGCGCAGGAAACATTACTGTAACGGTGGACCACGACAAAAGCCATATCTATGCCAGCACGGATGACGGCACGGTAACGCTGAAAGAGGACGCTATCGGCCTTCACGCCGATGTCCTCATCAAGGATAAGGATCTGATCGAGCTTGCCAAAAAGGGGAAGATCCGCGGCTGGTCCTTCGGGATGTACAACGTCAAGGATTCCATGGAGGAACGTGCGGGTGATCTGCCGATCCGACACATCAAGGCGCTGGATCTGGATCATCTGACGCTCGTTGTGAAAAAAAGCCCGATCTACTCCGCAACTTCTGTGGAACTGCGCGCGGGCGAGGACATCGAACTGGAGACCAGAGCGTCTTTGGACGAGCCTACGCTGTCCGGCCCTGCTCTGCACACGCCGGCATTTGATAATTCTGAATTCAGGGGCCGCATCGCGGCGCTGAAATAATAAAAACGGAGGAATTGCTTACATGAAGAACCTGAAGAAGCTGATGGAGCGCCGCGAAGAACTGAAGCAGCAGCTTGCTGACCTGGTAGATGCGGCCGACCAGGAAGAGCGCGCCATGACCGAGGAAGAGACGCGGACCTTTGATGCCGCCGAGAAGGAGATCCAGGACATCGACGACACCCTTGCCCGCGAGGAGCGCGCCCGCAACATCCCTACCGTGCAGCAGCCCACCGAACAGCATGAGATGACGGTGGAGGAGCGCGCGGCCGCCGAGGAGAAGGCCTTTGCCGACTTCATTATGAACCGCGCGATGGAAAATCGTGCCGGTGAGATCCAGCTCACGCAGGGCAATAACGGCTCTATCGTGCCCACTACCATCGCCAACCGCATCATCAAGGCGGTGCGGGACATGGTCCCCTTCCTGCAGCTCGCTGATGTGGTCTATACCAACGGCAAGCTGTCTGTGCCTGTGTATGGCGAGGACGCCACCAATTACATCGATGCTGATTATGTGGACGAGGGCACTGAGCTGACCGACAACATCGGCAAGTTCACCACCATCGACCTGACCGGCTTCGTGATCGGCGCGCTGGCCCTGGTATCCAACAAGCTGAAGGACAACACGGACATCAATGTGGTGGACTTTGTTATCAACCAGGCGGCTGAAGCCATGGCCGAAAAGCTGGAGGGTGAGTTTGTCAACGGCACTTCCGGCAAGATCACCGGCATTCAGTCCGCAGCCAGCGGAGTGACCGCCGCGGCGGCCACTGCGGTCACCTATGATGAGCTGGTCAGCCTGAAGCACTCCCTGAAGCAGCGTTTCCGCGGTAAGGCCAGCTGGATCATGAACCCCGCCACCTATACCGCCATCTGCAAGCTGAAGGACAACAACGGCCAGCCTTACTTCAAGGAGGATGAGTATAAGATTCTGGGCCGCCCGGTCATCGAATCCGACTCCATGCCCATTATGGCCGCCGGCAAGAAGCCGATCATCTTCGGCGATTTGAGCGGCTACACCATCAAGGCGACCAAGAGTGTGGAAGTCCAGGTGTTGCGTGAGAAGTTCGCCACGAAGAACATGATCGGCGTGCTGGCCTTCGGTGAGTATGACGCCAAGATCACGGACTCCAAGAAGATCAGCTCCCTGACCATGGCTGCGTCCTAATCTTGGGAGGTGCAGCCATGAAAGTGACAGCAAACATCAGCTTCGCAGGGGCTGAGCTTGCCATGTTTCGGGGCGAGGCCCGCGATGTGCCTGAACACATCGCGGCCCCCCTGCTGAAATGCGGGTATCTGGAGGCCGCAGAGCCCCCCGCTGCGGCGAACACCCCGGAAATGACGAAGGATGAACTGATTGAGAAGGCGAAGAGCCTGGGCGTCGAAGTTAAATCCGGCTGGACGAAGGCGGAGATTGCCGCCGCGATCGCCGCTGCGGCGGAGGCCTGAGTATGAGACCATGTGATCTGACGGCGGCAGATATTGCCTTCTTTTCAAGAAAAATCATAGAGCCGGAAGAGTATGGCGCGCTATCCCCCATGGAGCAGTTGGAGTGCGAAGGCGCCTTGTCTGCAGCGAAGGCTGCGGCGGGCGCTTATACCGGGCTCGATATGGAGAAGACCGAGTTGGAGGATCTCGCCTATGCGGTGAAGGTCATGGCGGCGGAGATGATCGACAACCGTCAGATCACGGCTCAATACACGGGCAAAAACCCGATGGTCATGCAGATCCTGGACCTGCATAGCACAAATCTTCTGCCCAGCGAGGGGTGAGCGAGATGTATGAGCAGCTTTCTTCCGCACTGACCGAGAAGATCGAGATCTTGACGCTGGTGTTGGACGATGAGACCGGAAACTTGGCGTGGGCACCGTCCGGAACCTGTTGGGCCTCGGTAATGGTAGACACCTATCGCAACCTGTTTTCGGCAATAGGCGTCGGCACCCGCAGTGCTACAGTCATTATTCGCCCGCATCTGCGGCTGACATTGCATCAGGCCATCCGCTGGCGCGGGGAGTTTCTGCATTTGACCTCCATCCTGCTGAACCGCGAACAGGATCAGCAGGAGGTCAAGGCGGCCGTATGCGAGCCGGTGACACTGACGGCGCGGCCGCAGAACCGGACGGGACGCGACACCTATAATCGTCCGGTCGCCGTGAGCGTTCCGAGCTTCACATTCCCCGGCATCCTGACGGAGAAATACTTCCGCAATGAAGCAGACGACGTCTACCGCGCGGAGGTGCAGCAGCGCGTGCTGGTGACTCCGAAGGTCATTGTGCTGCGTGCCGGAGATCTGGTGCAGAAGGGGGACGAAACGCCATACACCGTGCGTCAGGTGCTCGACCTTGACCCATACAAGAACGAGTACGTGATCGAGCGCAGCTGGGAGGCATAATGCAGAGCGTTGAGATCAGCGGGCTGAAAGAGATCCAGAAAAAGCTGGAGGGCTATCCGGAGGCCATGAAGAAGGCGCGCAGCGAGTTCTTCGAGGAGGCCGGACGAGAGATGCTCTCCACGGTGCGCCGCCGCATCGGCGGTCAGGGCTATGTGGCGAATGTGCAGGATCGGCACGTCGGTTCCGGCGGAGGCTATGCAGCCGTCCGCGCCAAGGCAAAAACCGAACTAAGAGGTTATGCTGCCGGATATGTAACCAACGCACTGGAAGGCGGACACGTGCAAACGCCAGGTCGGTATGTTCCGGCAATGGGCAAGAAACTCAAAGCTAATCGTGTAAAAGGAAAGTATATGTACCGCAAGACAGCCGCTGAGCTGCCGCAGATCGCCGAAAGAGGCGCGCAAGAAATCGAGAAGAAGGCCATGGCCTACCTGGAGGGGAACGGATGAACAGCACGGAGATTCTGGACGCCGTCAACGCGCGTCTGCTGGAAAAGTGGCCTGAGCGCACCGTCTACATCAACGTCTGCCCGGAGGACTATGATCGCCCTTCCTTCTGGCTCGAGGTCACGCGCGACGACCGCACGCCGGTCACGCGGCGCATGACGAAGCGGAATGTACAGATCCGGCTTACACTGCACGATGAGGCCGACGAGCACTATGACATCAGCTGGGCAAGGCTCAACAACGATGTATCGGCGTGCCTGAAGCTTATGATGCAGGTCCTGCGTGTGGGAACGCGCAGGCTGCTGCCGCAGCTGCAGAGCATGCCGCGGGACGTTGACAGAGCCGCTATTCTGCTGAATTTTGAATTTATGGAAAGCAATGAAGAGGCCGCACCGGAGATCCCGGCGGCGGACTCTTACCAGATCTCCGTGCAGGTAAACGGCGGAGAAATTTATCAAAGGAGCGAATGAGTATGGGACTGCCTGAACTCACTTTTACCCTGAAAAAAGCCGCGGAGACGGTATCCACCCGCATTTCCCGCGGCGCAGTCGCGCTGATCCTGCGCGATGCCAAAGCGAACGGCGTACACGTCGTTTGCCAGGAGAGCGATATCCCGACGACGCTCGGCGCGGACAATATCGCATACATCAAGCGTACACTGATGGGCTACATCAACCGCCCGAGCGCTGTGTACGTCTCCGTTGTGCCGGCGGCCGGAACGATTGCGGCAGGCTTCGGTGCACTGGCGGCCTACACCTATGACTACATCGCGGGCCCGCCCGACATCTCTGCTGAAGACGCCACGGCGCTTGCCGCGCCCGTCAAGGAGCGCCGCAAGCTGCGCTATATCGGCAAGGCGGTACTGCCCAACACTGCGGCGGATTATGAGGGCGTCATCAACTTTGTGTCTGCCGGTATCGCCGCCGGCGGCAAGACGGTTTTCTCTGCCGCGGCTTACTGCTCGCGCATTGCGGGTATGCTGGCCGGTACCCCCGCGCAGTGCAGCGCGACCTATGCGCAGCTGAGCGAGGTGACCGGCGTGACGGCGACCGAGAACCCCGACGCAGCGGTCGACGCCGGCAAGCTCTTCATCATCGACGACGGCCGCGTGCGCAAGCTGAGCCGCGCCGTGACCAGCAAGGTCACGATCGGCGACACGGAACCCGAGGCGCTCAAGAAGATCAAGATGACCGCGGCCATCGACCTGATCCGCTACTATGCCGTCTCGAGCGTCGAGGACGACTATTTCGGCAAGTGCGCCAACACCTACGATGACAAATGTGTCCTGCTGCTGGCGATGCAGGACTACCTCAAGAGTCTGGAGGACTCCAAGGTGCTGGAGAGCGGCTCGTCCGGCGCGGTGCTCGACGCCGACGCGACGCGCAAGTATCTCATCACCGCCGCCGGCGACGATGCCACCGAGGCGGAGCGCATCAAGAAGCTCAGCGACAATGAGGTCATCAAGGAGAACACCGGCAGCAAGGTGTTTTTGAAGCTCTACGGTAACATCATGGACGCCATGGAAGACTTCGCCATTGTTTTCGAGGTCTCCCCAAGCGTCATTGCAGCCTGATAGGAGGAAACACACATGAGTGAAGCTATTGACGCCGCGCTGGTACGCAGCGGCACATGGGGCAGCCTGTGGATCGACGGCGAACAGGTCGCCGAGTGCTACGGCTGCCAGGCTAAGATCAGCAAGACCAAGGAGAGCGTTCCCCGCTGCCGCGCCATGATGGAGGACAGCAAGCTCGTATCCACCAAGGGTACCGGCTCCATCCGCATCTACAACGTGACTTCCCGCCTCATTGAGCTGGAGGGCGAGGCGCTCAAGACCGGCAAGGACCTGCGCCACACGATCATCAGCAATCTGGACGACCCCGATAACCCGAACAACCAGCGCATCGCGCTCATGGGCGTCAGCTTTGACGACCTGACGCTCGCGGACTGGGAGGCCGCCAAGCTCGGGCAGATCGAGTCCCCGTTCACATTCAACGACTATCAGATGCTGGACACCTGAAAGTATTGCGCAGCACCGCCGGGAGACCGGCGGCGCTGCGCATAGTCAAATCTGGAGGAAAATATGGAAAATACCATCGTCAATCAGAATGTCGCCGCAGAGCAGCCGTCTGTGCTGGATCTGCTGCTGGGCGAAAAAGTGGTCAACGTGGCGAAGCACCTGCCGACGGCCAAGTTCGAGATCCCGCGCCTGAGCGAGGCGGCCGGCACTCCGGTCATCTTCACGCTTCAGGCCCTGCCCTACGGGCGTGTGCAGGACGTCAGACGTCTTGAGCAGGACGCCGAGCTTCAGATCCTGCTGGCAGGCTGCATCGATCCCGACCTGAAGAGCGCGCCGCTGCAGCACAAATTCGGCGGGATCACGCCGGCAGAGACGCTCAAGGCGATGCTGCTGCCCGGTGAGATCGCCGATCTGAGCCGTGAGATCGAACGTCTGAGTGGTTATCGCCGCGCGACCATCGAAAAGGTAAAAAACGCCTGACGGAGGGCAGCGACCCGGAGCTGGGGCTGGCCTATTATCTCTTCCATGTGCACGGCATTCTGCCGGGTGACTACTACGGCCGCCCACAGGGAGAAAAGGATCTCATCTGGGCGCTGTCCTCCTATGAAGCAACCGCACACGACCGCCCTGCGCCGCGCAGCAAAGCCATCAAGATCACGCGGGGCAAAAAATAAAGCCGCCCCTTCGGGCGGCTGAGACTCTAAAAGAAAGATGGAAGCAATACAGCGATCAGAAGTGAGACTGTTATTGTGACGACGGATGCCTTCGTCGTAGGTATCACGCTCCGTACTTCTGTTTCATTGCAAAAAGGTTGTTGCACCCAAAAACAGGGCAAGCACAACAGCAACCATACAAAGCCAAAAGTCAGCATCAAGCTGTTCAGAAAACTTCACTCCATCAAGGTATTCAAAAGAATGCGCCTTAAACCAGCGCACACCGAAAAACACAGCAGCAGCAAAACTCAGCAAAAAGAGGAAAACCATATACACAACCTCCTTCTTTTTGTTTATTATATGCGTTTTTATCACAAAGTCAACAGAAAGCGGTGATTTAATGCCGGAAACATCCATTGTAATCAAAGCTACCGACCGATATTCCGATGTTCTCAAAACGTTGTCCAAAACGACCAAGGCTTTCACCAAGGATGTAGACAGTCTGGAAGAGGGCCTTTATGCCCTCAACAAAAATAAATATACGCTGAAGCTTGATGCCAAAAAAGCACAGCAGGCTCTTAAGGAAGCCGAAAAGCAGTTTGACCTGACTCACAGTGCCGCAGACGGCCTGAAAATGGAACTGGCACAGGCAAACTACGACAATGTTGTCCGCAACCTTAATGCTGTTACCAAGGAAGCACGAAACACAGAGAAGGAACTCTCCAAACTGGAGAATCGCTCTGGCGGCGGTGGCGGTGGCGGAGCTGCGAATTTTGGTAAAAGTGTTGTTCAGGCACTTGCCATCAGCGGGATCACCGACAGTGCAAAGCAGCTCCTTTCTCAAGGGGCTACAACGCTTGCAGGAAGCGCTTTCGGAAATGAGGGCGGAATGCTCTTCTCCAATGCGCTTTCTATGGCAACATCGGGCGCCTCTGCCGGATTTATGGTCGCAGGTCCGGCCGGCGCATTGGTCGGCGCAGGGATCGGCGGTTTAGTCGGTCTCGGTTCGGGTGCATTACAAAGCTACGAATCGCGGGATTCTGCTTTCAAATCCTACGTGCAGGACTCGGTGCAGGAGCAGCTGGACGAGCAAAGCAAATCGCTGACGAGCGGCAGTACGATCGCCGCGGGGCGCGAGACCGACAAGATCTCCTTCGCGACGCTGTTCGGCAGCCAGGAAACGGCCGACAGCTATCTTTCCGACCTTGTCAGCATGGCCAACTCGACGCCGTTTCTCTATGACGACCTGACAAGCATGAGCAAGACGCTCGCAACCTACGGCTACGATGCAGACAGCATCCTGCCGGTGCTGCAGACCATCGGCGATGCCGGCGCGGCGCTTGGTCAGTCTACGAGCGATATGAACTCGGTGGCCACTGCCATCGGCCGTATGAAGAGCAGCAACAAGACATCGCTTGAGTACCTCAACATCCTCAATGACCGTGGTATCGGCGCTGTTGGTATGCTTGCGGACGCTTACGGCGTGGATCAGGGCACGATGTACAGCATGATCTCCAAGGGAGAGATCGCCGGGCAGGACGCTGCCAGGATCATTCTGGACGCGCTCTCAGACAGCTTTGCGGGCTCAATGGAAGCCCAATCCAAGACCTTCAGCGGTATCACATCCACCATCGAGGGCCTGCAGCAGGAACTCGACAACGCCATGGGCGAAGGATACAACCAGACGCGTATGCAAGGCCTTGAAGCGCAGAAGGAATGGCTCGACGGCGACAGCGGTCAGGAAATGCAGGAGGCCTATGCTGCGATTGGTGCTTGGAAGGCCTCGCTGGAAAATGCCAAGGAGCAGTACATCCGCGACGCGATGAATGACGCCATGGGCAGTGAAGCGTATAAAACCGCCGAAGCCGAGGGTGACGCCGCCGAGATGGGCCGTATCCTGATGCAGGCGAAAATCGCCGGCATGAACGAATATAACGCCAACGAGGGCAAGGACGAAGAGCTTGCGCAGGAGCTGAGTCTTATCGAATCCGTGCGTGACGATGCGGCACTCAACTCCGCTTACTGGGACGCCGGTTACACACTGGGACAGGAATTTTCCAAGGGACGTACTGCCGCAACAAATGAAGCAATGGTAGAAGAGGCGTGGAGGCTCTCCGGACGCACCAAGGGGCGTCATGTCACAAACTGGAACGCTCGCGCGATCGGCATTGACTATGTCCCTTATGATAATTTCCCCGCCCTGCTGCATGAAGGTGAAAAGGTCCTGACGGCCGGCGAGGCCAGGCAGGAGAAAAACGGCGTCGGCGGCATTCAGATCGTCATCAACGGCATGACGGTGCGTGAGGACGCCGACATCGATCGCGTGGCGCAGGCGCTGCTGAGCAAGCTGGAAGCAGCCAATATGAGGGGGTAACGCAATGCAATTTTGTTTTATCGCCAACGGC